AGGAATAATGGCGCCAAACCACGCAAAGTGAGGTTGAGCCGCACCCAAGTTGCTCTCGCAAAGCGCCTTGGTTTAACCGTCGAACAATATGCCAATCAGATGCTCAAGGAGAATTGATAATGGCTGAACAGCGCACACCGCGAGAAAAAGAGTCTCGCACCGCTGAGGAACGTCCCTCAGACTCATGGGTTCCGGCATCCATTTTGCCCAACCCCAAGCCAGTAGACGGATGGGTATTCCGTTGGATTCGCACCAGCACGCTGGGCAAAGCCGACAATACCAACGTCTCTCAAAAGTTCCGCGAAGGATGGATCCCGGTAAAAGCCGAAGACCACCCTGAGCTGGAGGTCATGTCCGATATTGACTCTAGATTTAGTGGCAATCTCGAAATTGGTGGCTTGCTTTTATGCAAAGCGCCAAAAGACAAGGTCGATCAACGCGATCAGTATTTTGAGCACATGGCGTCAAGTCAGATGGAGTCTGTGGACAATAACTTCCTCAAGCAAAACGATCCCCGAATGCCCGTTCTGAAGCCAGAGCGGTCTACTCGGACAACCTTTGGCCGAAGCTGACTTCGATTACCGGAGCGGTTTCGTTATTTGATCCTTTGAGGAGAGAAAAATGGCTACTTCAGCTACTCCAATGGGTGCGGAACCTGTAGGCACGCTTAGCGCCTCGGGCTCTTTCACCGGGAAAGTACGCCATATTAAGATTGCTTCAGGCTATGCCACGGGCATCTTTTATGGTGATTTTGTAAAGCTGGTTGCGGCTGGGACGGTAGAAAAGGCGGCAGTAACAACTGCGGCTGTTGCAGGGACTGTCGGCATTTTTGTCGGTTGCGCCTACACCGACCCCAACACCAACCAAAAAACCTTCAGCCAGCAGTGGCCTGCCTCTACGGCGGCCTCTGACGCTGTTGCCTACGTTGTAGACGATCCCAAGCTCTTGTTCCAAATGCAAGGTGACGGATCTATTGCTCAGACTGGTCTGGGTAATAACGTACAGGCTATCAGCACCGCTGGTTCAACTGCTATCGGTCGAAGCAAGAATGCTTTGGACGCGAGCTCAATCGCAACAACCAACACGTTCCCGCTTCGTATCATCGACTTTGTGGACGGTCCTTCAAGCGCAGTAGGTGATTCTTTCACTGACTGTGTTGTGACGTACCTCCCGCTGAGCCATGCTTACGAAACGGCACTTGGCGTTTAAGGAGACTTAAGAAATGGCTATTTCACGCGCACAAATGCTGAAAGAACTGCTCCCCGGTCTAAACGCCCTGTTTGGTCTTGAGTACGAGCGGTATGATGATGAGCACACGATGATTTACGAAACTGAATCATCAGAGCGCTCTTTTGAAGAAGAAGTGAAGCTGTCTGGCTTCGGTGCGGCACCAGTCAAAGCTGAAGGCGCGGCCATCAGCTATGACTCTGCACAGGAGTCATTCACTGCTCGCTATAACCACGAAACCATCGCCCTTGGCTTCTCCATCACGGAAGAAGCTATGGAAGATAACTTGTATGACTCTTTGTCTGCTCGTTACACCAAGGCGTTGGCTCGGGCTATGGCTCACACCAAGCAGGTAAAAGCGGCGAATCCACTTAACAATGGCTTCAATTCTTTTCAGTCTGGTGATGGCGTAACGCTGTTCAGCACAGCTCACCCATTGGTAAACGGTGGCACTAACGCTAACCGTCCGGCCACTGCGGCTGACCTGAACGAGACCTCGCTGGAAGATGCTGTGATTAACATCGCCGCATTTACCGACGAGCGTGGTCTGCTGATCGCGGCACGCCCCCGTCGTTTGATCGTTCCACCCGCGCTTCAGTTTGTAGCAACTCGCTTGCTTGAGACTGATGGCCGTGTTGGCACAGCCGATAACGACATCAACGCCCTTCGCAATAACGGGTCGATTCCAGAAGGCTACTCTGTCAATCAATGAAGCACTTCAACCGTACCGCGTTGGAGACTTCAATGGATGGCGACTTTGACACTGGTAACGTCCGGTACAAGGCTCGCGAGCGATACAGCTTCGGCGTATCTGATCCTTTGGGCATTTACGGGTCACCCGGAACGTCCTAATCCTACGGGGGCTTCGGCCCCCTTTTATTCCTGACTAATTGTTCCACATGGAACATTAGACCCACCCAGACAGGAGACTCACATGGGTACTACTACTTTTTCTGGGCCTATTAAGGCCGGAACCATCAAAGACACCACCGGCACCACTGTCGGCACAGACGAGACGGTTGTTGCCACTGTTCCTGCGAACAGCCAGCTTTGGCAGGTCAGCGTGGATGTCACTACCGCTTTTGACGCGGCCACCACTAACACGTTTGACATTGGTGACGGCACTACTGCTGACAAGTACGCTGACGCGCTAGACGTTAGCTCTGCGGCAAGATTGCTTGCCACATCTGACGTGAGCCAGCTTGGTAACTTGGTTGACATTGGTACGACGGATGTTGACGTAACCGTTACCTACAACCAGACAGGTACCGCCGCTACGGCTGGAGCCGCAACTGTTACCGTTCTGTATCTCCAAAACAGAAATCTTTCTTAATTAGCTCGGGGGCGTAGCCCCCTTTTTGGAGGACAAAATGGCTGACACGGTTACCAGTCAGACGATAGAAGACGGCCCCCGCACCGCAATTTTTGCGTTCACTAACGTCAGCGATGGCACAGGCGAGTCCGCCGTGACCAAGATCGACGTATCCACTCTTTCAAAAAATCCTGCCGACGATGCCGCCTGCACCAGTGTTCAGATTGAGTGCATTTGGTATTCGACGATTGGCATGGGCGTTGAGATTTTGTTTGATGCGACGACAGACGTTTTAGCGTGGGAGCTTCCTGCTGATTACTCAGACTCATTGGATTTTTCTGAGTTTGTGGGCATACCCAATAATGCCGGTAGTGGTAAAACCGGCGATATTAACTTTACGACGGTGGGGCACTCTTCAGGTGACTCATACAGCATCGTCATGAAGGTTAAAAAGAGCTACGGCTAATGCGGCTGTACTACAAGAAGGGCGGCAAAACAAAGTCGAAGGTCAATGAAGCTGGAAACTACACTAAGCCCTCTTTACGGAAGCGGCTATTCAACAAAATCAAGTCTGGGGGAAAGGGCGGCAAACCGGGGCAGTGGTCCGCCAGAAAAGCACAAATGCTCGCAAAGCAGTATAAGTCGGCAGGTGGAGGCTACAAGGACTAATGGCGCTCAAGAAACCGCAAAAGTCGCTCAAGAAGTGGACCAAGCAAAAATGGCGCACAAAGTCAGGGAAGCCCAGCACCCAAGGCTCGAAAGCGACGGGCGAAAGGTATTTGCCTGAGAAGGCTATCAAGTCTTTATCTACCAGCGAGTACGCGGCTACCACCCGGAAGAAGCGCGCTGACACCAAAAAAGGGAAGCAACACTCCAGTCAGCCGAAAAAAGTTGCCAAGAAGACGGCGAGGCATAGAAAGTAATGCGACAGTATTACAGCAAAGGCGGTCGAGTCGATAAAAAAGCGATGTCCTGCAACAAGCCAAGGCGGACACCCAATCATCCGAAAAAGTCGCACATCGTTAAGGCATGTGAAGGCGGCAAGGAAAAGGTGATTCGCTTTGGCCAGCAGGGCGTCAAGACCAATCAGACGGTCGGTCAGCGCAAGGCGTTTAAGTCGCGTCACGCCAAAAACATTAAAAGAGGAAAGATGTCTGCGGCATATTGGGCAGATAAGGTGAAGTGGTCTCCCAGCAAGACCAAGTCCAAGTCCAAGAAATGGAAGAAGGGTAGCTGAGATGCCAATTAGCAGAGCGCAGGCCGGCAAGCAAACGAAGAGTGCGCCAAGGTCAAAAAAAACACCCCCTCCCAAGTGCCGTAATGGCTTGGCATTGAGGGGCAGAACTCGGGGGCGGGCTGTATAAATGGCTACCAGCGGAACAACCGGCTTTACTCTTGACTTGTCAGACATTGTTGAGGAGGCTTACGAGCGTGCGGGTCTTGAGTTGCGGAGCGGATATGATTACAAAACTGCTCGCCGCAGTCTTGATCTGCTCATGCTTGAGTGGCAAAACAGGGGCCTTAATCTCTGGACGGTACGAGACACCACGGTGGCTCTTGTTGCAGGGACAGGGGCATACGACCTTAGTGCTGACAAGTTAGATATTATTGAGGGCCTGCTTCGCACGGACGCGGGCGACAGCTCAAAGCAGTCTGATCTGACGATGCAAAGGATTTCTGTAAGTCAGTATGCTCACCAGACCAATAAGTTAACTCAAGGGCGCCCGCTACAGTATTATGTTGAGCGCAAGCCGACTGGAATCACGGTGCACTTTTGGCCGGTTCCTGATGCCACAACCAGCTACACCTTCGCTTACTACTACATGGACCGCATTGAAGACAGCGGAAGACCGGCGTCTAACAATATGGATGTACCGGCTAGGTTTTTGCCGTGCCTTGTCGCCGGTCTAGCTTATCAGATTGCCAGCAAAAGGCCGGAGTCGCTACAACTAGCTCCAAGCCTAAAGCAGGTCTATGAGGAGCAATGGAGCTTGGCGGCAGATGCGGCAAGAGAAAAGGCGTCTTTGTATGTGTCGCCCGGAGGCTATAACAACTTATGAGTAGTTATGTCACCGGGAAGCACGCATTTGGCTTTTGCGATAGAACGGGTTTTCGCTACCCACTCAGAGATCTGGTCCGTCAAATTGAAGACGGGCGCTGGAATGGCTTGCTAGTCGGTCGAGACGTGGTTGATCAAGACCAGCCACAGCTCAAGCTGGGCGATGTCAACGCCAGCGATCCTCAAGCCCTTAGATTTCCCAGACCAGACGATAGCTTGGATGAAAGTCGAGCGCTTTCTGCGTTTGATCCGGTTGGTGGGGGCAATACTGCCTTGGGTAGCCGTACTGTTGGTCTGGACATGGCTGGAGAAGTGGGCCGCGTAACAGTGGAGATATCTTAATGGCGTTCACCTTCACCACGCTGAAGCAGGCAATACAGGACTATACGGAGTCGAGCGAGACCAGTTTTGTCAACAACCTGACTACAATTATTACGCAGGCTGAAGATAGGATTCTGAAGCGGTGCCAGTTGCCTGACTTTAGGCAAAATGTCACGGCCAGCATGACATCCGGCAACCAGTATTTGGCCATGCCGACAGATTTTTTAACGCCATATTCTCTCGCAATAGATAATTCCGGTTATGACTACCTGCTGTTTAAAGATATTAACTTTATCCGTCAGGCATATCCGTCTGCATCTACGTCCGGCGTCCCCAAGTGCTACGGCCTGTTTAGCGACACTTACTTTCTTATTGGGCCGACGCCCAACAGCAACTACGCGGTAGAGCTTCACTACTTCCATAAACCAGAATCCATCACTGCGGCCTCTTCTGGGACTAGCTGGCTTGGGACTAATGCAGAGTCCACCTTGCTGTACGGCTGTATTCTTGAGGCATACACCTACCTCAAGGGCGATGCGGACCTGATGCAGTTGTATGCTCAGCGCTATGAAGAGGCAATAGTCAAGCTGGAAGAGTTGGGAGAGGGGTACAACACTACAGACAGCTACCGTAGCGGCGCAGTCAGGAAGCCTAGAACCTGATGCTGGAGATGAGCGTGGGTGTCGTTGGCGTTCAAACTTCCAGTAACAGAGGGTTTACTCCGGAGGAAGTCGCGGAAAGGTGCCTTGACAGGATCATTAGCGTTTCCGACTCAGCGCCGCAAGTGCTGAAGGATCAGGCGCTGTCCTATCGGCAGAGCATTCGCGCCGTGTTGTTATTTTATATGAAGGAGGCGATCAAGAGTGATCGCACCACCATTTACAACGCTCTGGTTGATGCAGGGCAAAAAGATTTAGCGGAAGCTATTAGGAGACTATAGATGGCGTTTACGGGCAATTTTATGTGCACCTCTTTCAAGCAGGAACTGCTTGAAGCTGTTCACAACTTCAAGCTGTCTGGTGGAAGCACGTTTAAGCTGGCCATGTATGACAATAGCGCCAGCTTTACTGCGGCTACAACGGCCTACACCGCTACCAACGAAGTTAGCGGGACCGGTTACAGCGCAGGCGGCGGCACCTTAACCCGGATAGACCCGACTACCTCCGGAACTACCGCGTTTACTGACTTTGCAGACCTTACGTTTAGCACGGCCACAGTGACCGCTCGCGGAGCCTTGATCTACAACGACACGGCGGCAGGCGATCCCAGCGTGGTGGTTCTTGACTTTGGTTCTGACAAGACATCTACAGCGGGAGACTTCACCATTGTTTTCCCAACTGCGGATTCAAGTAACGCGATTATTCGGATAGCCTGATGGCTGGAGTGATCGTTCCGCTTACCGGTTGGGGCCGGGATGATTGGGGCGATCTCGCGTGGGGCGAGGGGAGCGTCACCAATGCGGGGGCTACGGGTAATGTAGGCTCCGTCAGTATTATTGCCGAGGCCAATGTAAGCGTTACAGGGCTATCGGCTACGGCGGCAGTAGGGACTGTCACTGTAACGGCTGACGCCAACGCAAGTGTCACCGGGCTTGAAGCAACCGGTGCGGTAGATGCAGTAACTGTCACGGCTGACGCAAATGTGGCGGTGACCGGCTTGGCAGGCACCTCTGCGGCGGGGTCGGTAGCAGTCACTGCCGATGCTGGCGTATCGGTTACGGGGCTTGAGGCAACCGGTGCGGTAGGATCGGTTACCGTAACTGGGATTGCGAATGTAGCAGTCACTGGACTTGAGGCCACAGGCACTGTTGGCTCGGCCACGGTCAGAACCGTCAACAACGTGGATGTCACAGGTGTTTCTGCTACAGGCGCGGTAGGCTCGGTCACTGTTGTTGCTCCTGCCAATGTATACCCCGTAGGGGTATCTGGCACTGGAGAAGTTGGACCCGTCTTGGTTTGGGGCGTCATTGTTCCGGATCAAACGCCAAATTATGCGAATGTTACGCCGTCTCAAGCGGCGGGATATACAGTGATAACGCCGTCTCAGTCTGCTGGATACGCGGCAATTAGCCCGTCTCAGTCAGCGGGATGGTCAGAAATAGCACCGTCGCAGACGCCAAACTATGAAGATATTGCGGCATAAAGAGGATTAAGTAATGCCTAGCACTTACACTACAAATCTTGGTATTGAGAAGATTGCTACTGGTGAGCAGTCAGGTACATGGGGAACCACCACCAATACCAACTTTGACCTGATTGACACTGCGGTAAATGGCATCGTCTCAGTCACTCTCGCCAGCGCGGGAACCTCCGGATCGCCCAACGACCTGCCCATTACAGACGGCACTGCATCTAATGGTCGGAACAAGTTTATTGAGTTTGTTGATGGCGGGGATTTGGGTGCGACGGCGTATGTTCAGCTTACCCCCAATAACGCCGAGAAGATCGTTAACATCCGCAACAGCCTGTCCGGCAGTCGTTCGATAATTGTTTTTCAGGGAACCTACAACGCTTCTAATGACTTCGAGATCCCCAATGGCGCGGATGTCACCCTGAAGTTTAATGGCGGCGGCACAGGCGCTACTGTTACTGACGTTAATGTTGACTTGACCGTGACAGGTGTTACGGCCACTTCTACAGCCAGCTTTTCCGGCGCGACCATTGACGATCTCGGCACAGTGACTACTGCCGACATCAACGGCGGCACTATTGACGGCACCGTTATTGGCGGGTCTTCCGCCGCCGCAGGTACGTTTACCACAGCCAATGCAACAACGGTTGATGCAACCAATATAGAAGTTACCAACATAAAAGCTAAAGACGGGACAGCCGCAGGATCTATTGCAGACTCTACGGGTGTAGTTACTCTTGCAAGTTCTGTGTTAACCACTGCTGATATAAATGGTGG